GACCCGTGCAGAGCGTGACGCTGAAACCCGCGCCCGCCTTGCTTCAGCCCGTGCATTCGGTAACGAGCGCCGTGGGGTTTACGAAGCCCAGTTGGCCGCAGAGCAGGATTTGAACACGCAACAGACGCTGGCTAACCTGTATCAGCAGGGCTACGGACAGGCCGCTGGCTTGGCATCGCAATTGCCTTCACAGCAGCTTGCTGGAGCCGCGCAATTAGCTGGATTTGGCGCGCAGGCATTGTCTCAAGAACAGGCTCGTCAGCAAATGTTGGCACAGGCCGGACAAGCACAACGTCAGATGGCCCAGCAGAACCTTGATCTGGCCTATCAGGACTTCCTTGCGCAGCGTGGCTATCCGATGGAGCAGCTGCGAGTGTTGCAATCCGGCATTGCTGGTGTTCCTGCTACAACGTCTTCTGCAACAACCACTACAACGCCTGGACAGGGCTTCCTTGGCACGGCTGGTGATGTTGTTGGCATCCTTGGTGGCCTTAAGAAGCTTGGGATTTTCTAATTATGGCTATGAACCCAAACATGACTGATGCAGAACGTCTTGCGCAAATCATGCAGGGCAATCTTGCTGGGCAATTGAACACTGGCGACAAGCTTTCGGCGTTGGGCGCATTGCTTAAGTCTGTATCTCGCGGCTCGACGACAACACCGCAACAGGTCATTCAGGGCCTTCAGCAGCAGAAGCTGCAAGAAGTTCAGGGCCGCATTCAGCTTGATGAGATGAGGAAGCAGGCTGAACGGCAGGCGCAACTCAATGCCGTCCGTCAGCAATATATCTCTGAACTTTCCCAGACCAATCCGCAGTTGGCCCGTGCAGTGCAGTTGATGAGCGCAGATGACTTCGCAAAGCTGATTGTGGAGCAGAATAAGGCGCAGGCTCCTGCACGTTTGGCATTTGACCCACTTGGCCGTCCTCGTGACCCGTTTACTGGTGCAATCGTTAATCCGTCTGCACGTTTGCAGGGATTGCCGACTGTAGCAAGTGACGCTGATTATGAAAAACTGCCATCTGGTGCGCAATTCGTAGACCCTGAAGGCAATATTCGGAGTAAACCATAATGGGATGGCGTGACGCACCTATTGTAAAGCCTGCACCTGAGGCTCTCCAGCAGCCTGTAAAGCCAACTGAAACTCCCGGCTTCCGTGGTGCTGTTGCTGGCGCTGAGACTGCTGCAACAGAAACTGTTAAGGCTGGTTTAAAGCCTCAGACTGAGGCTGCGACTGCTGCTGCAACTGCTAATATTCCAACTCCTGCTATTTATCAGGATTTGGCATCGGCACGCACGCAATTAAACAGCGTTGCAAAGCAACTTGGCCGCGCAGAGCAAATCTACAATCGCTCGCTGAAGGGCAAAGAGCCTTGGCGCGTGGTTCGTGAGTATTTCCCAGGCGCATTCCCTGGCGATAGCGTGTCAAAGGATGTTGGCCGCTTCAATACTGCAGCAAGCCAGCTTTATTCGTTGGCAAGCCAGATCACCCGCGTTCCCGGTGAAGGTGCGCAGGATATGCGTGAATTTGCTCAGAAACTTGAAGCCTTTAAGCCTATGGCTGACGATAAGGATGAAGTCATTGAAGAGAAGTTGGGCGGTCTTCGCTCACTTATCTCTGAGCGCCTAGACTTTGTTAACAGCCGCTTGGCCGAAGTGAAGAAGCCTACGCCTAATATCAATCGTGCAAAAGCTATGATGGGCGGCGGCAAGGCTTCACGGGTTATCAAGTTCGACCGATTTGGGAACCGTATGTAATGGCAATTAAGGCAGAGCTTCCTGACGGCACTATTCTGGAATTTCCCGAAGGAACTCCAGATGATGTGATTGACGCAACTGTTAAGCAGCAGATTGGTGCTGGTCAACCACGCGACGAAAGTCTGCTTCGTGGCCTGTATCTTGGCGCACGAGAGCCGTTGGATATTGTTGCATCACGTTTGGAACAACTGCCCGGTGTTGGCGGTATTAATCGCCTTGGGGCCGCTCTTGGGCTTCCAACGGCACGCCAGACGCTAATGGAAACTGATATTGCTCGTCGGGCCAATACGTCAACGGCAGGGCAAATCCTTGGCAACATTGCTGGCACGGCTGCGATGCTTCCAACACGCGCTGTAACGGCTCCTGCAACACTTGGTCAGGCTGCTCTTGGTGGTGGCCTTTCCAGCGCTGCACTGTCACGCGCACAAGACATTCCTAGCTTTCTTGGTGATGTGGCTTCTGGTGCGGCAATTTCTACTGCCTTGAAGCCTGTTGCTGACGTTGTTGCCGGAACAATTGCGCCGACTGTAAGCCGTGGCATCCGCACGTTGCGCGAACAAGGAATTTCTCCGACACTCGGCATGATTGTAGGTGAGGGCGAAAGCCTTCTTGGCCGTGGTGTGCAGAAACTTGAAGAGGCTGCGACAAGCCTTCCCGGTATCGGTGATCTGGTTCAATATGCTCGTGAGCAAGTTGGCGATGAATTTGAAAAGTCCGCTCTTAATCGGGCCGCGTCATTCATTGGCCGCGTGGTTCCGAAGGACTTGGAAGGCGAAGAGGCTGTTGGCTGGGTAAAGGGTAAACTTCAGCAGGCTTATAATACGCTTGTTCCGAACCTTGAGTTTAACGTGACCAAGGAATTTGGACAGACGGCGCGTCAGGTGTTTGATGACCTTGGCATTCCGTCAAGCCGCAAGAGCCTGCAACGTGATTGGCTGGCAATCATTAAAGATAGCATTACTGATTTGGCTGATGAAAACGGATTTATCCGTGGCAAAAACCTTCAGGATGCTTTGAGCCGTCTTGGTAAGTCTTCTGAAGCCTTTATGAAGTCTGCTGATCCGTTCGAGCGTCGCCTTGGTGTAGGCACTGCAAATCTTCGTCAGGCATGGATGGAAGCTTTGGCTGAACAAAATCCAGCGCAGGCAGTTGCCCTTCGTCAGATTAACTCCGGCTGGGCGCATCAGGCACGTTTGAAGAAGGCTGCTGCTGGCGCACAAGGCAAGATTACGCCATCATCTCTTGATCGCGCTGTATCTGCGTTTGGCAAGGGTGAGCGCCGTGGGCCTTATGCTGACTTGGCTCGTGCTGGTCGTAACATCCCATCTCGCACGCCTGATAGCGGCACTGCAACACGCCTCGCACGCAATCTTGCTCTTACTGGTGGATTGGCTGCTGGTGGTCAGGGGATTGCAGAAGCACTTGGCTATGAAGGCATCACTCCGCAGCAAGCATCTGCTATCGCATTGATTGCAGCACCATATACGCCTCAAGGCCGTAAAGCTATTGCAGCAATCCTTGGCCGTCAGCCCAGCAAGGCATCTCAAGCCGTTGGCGTTGCGTCTCGTGCGCTTCTTAGCCCAGCCGCTGTTGCTGGCCTCACAACTCCCCGCCAGAGAGGGCAATAATGGCTAAAGATTTAGCGTCTCACGTTGATAAGATGGCCGCCAAGTATGGTGTGCCTGTCTCTCATGCTCGTGCCATCTTCCAGATCGAAAGCTCTGGCGGAAAGAATAAGGCTGTCTCTAAGGCTGGCGCTCGTGGCCCAATGCAACTTATGCCTGCCACAGCCAAAGAGCTTGGCGTAAACATCGACGACCCGTTCCAGAACATTGAGGGCGGCGTTAAATACTACGCAAAGATGCTGAAGCAGTTTGGCGACCCCATTCTTGCTGTAGCTGCGTATAACGCTGGACCGCGCAATGTTCGTGAGGCTGGCGGTGTTCCAAAGTTCAAGGAAACGCAGAACTATGTTCGCAAGTTTACGAGCCTTGTGGGCGCTCCTAACCTCATGGGCGTTGTGGCTCCAAAGGTAGCACGTTCAGAGCCTGGTAAGCCTCTCACAATGAAGCTGGACGAGCCTAAGCCCTATACGCCAGAGCCGACGGACCTAGAGGCTGACACGGAAAGCAATTTCGCTTCCTTGTTGGCTAAGATTGGCATTGGTGGCCGTAAGCGCAAAAGCACCAAGAAAACACCAGGCATCTTAGACGGGATCTTCTGATGGCTAAAAAGGCTTCCACACAAACACCTTGGACACCGCAGCAGCGTAAGAAGCGCCGCCATCAACCAGCTGGCCTGCGTCATCGTAAGAAGCTGGGACCGAAGTCACACTTGCGGTAAAAGAAAAGGGCCGGACATTCCCCCAACGGCGTCCGACCCTTTCCCCAACAACGAGAGGATGCTTGTGTGGCAAGCCTCTCTAATCTAGCTATTTCTCACTCGTCGTCAATAGCATTTAATGGTGTCTCAGGAGGTAATTCTTCTGGAAGACGAGCATAGTCGCCACCAGCGTTGATAATCTCCCGTAGCGCGGTCTGCACTAGCTCACCATTATCCCACTGCCCTGTAAGCACGCCACGATATACCACTGAGCCTTCACGGTAGGCTTTTGCGACTTTCTCACGGGCTTCTTGTAGGGCTGCCATATCAATCTCCGTCAAAATGGAACCTCGTCTGACAGATCGTCGTCAAACGGCTGGCGCTGGTATCCATTAGCCTTGGCCTTGTCATGCGCCGTTGGTTTACGCTCTGCATTCTCAGCACGCGACATAAACTCAACCTCGTCTACAGTGACGTTAAACTGAGCTTTACCTTCATATTCACCGATAGACAAGGAACCAGACACGGCGACCTTAGCACCTTTCAGCAGATACTGCTGGAGATTGCGCGCACGTTTGCCCCACATATTGCAGCGGAACCAGTTCGTCGTCTTGCTGTCTCCATAGCCCTGAGAAACGCCCACAGGGAACGTAAGAACGTCTTCGCCTGCTTTGGTCTGCTTCAGTTCTGCATCGCGGCCCAGACCGCCTGTAATGAACAATTTCTGCATCTTACATCCCCAACGCTGCAATGTAGGTATCAAGAACGGCTTCCCATTCCTGACGTTCGTGGCTCTCCATGGCGCGCAGCTTGATAATCTGGCGCATAATCTTCGGATCAAAACCACGGCTCTTGGCTTCAGAATACACGTTCTTAATGTCTTCCATCACCGCACGCTTGTCTTCTTCAAGGCGCTCAATGCGTTCAATCAGCAAACGCAATTCATCTGCTGCTACTAAGTCACTCATTATAGTTTCCTTTCTACTCGGCTGTTTGCTTCAGCGGCAATCCATTCCTGCATACGCATCTTGAGATAATCCATCTCGATACGAGCCTTGTTTGCTGCTGTTTTTGCCCGGACCATCGACTTGATGTAATCCGACCATTCCTTTGATGACTTCACCGTCCGCTCTGCGTGGCTATCCGGCATATCACCTAGTTTTGTCTTCTGCTGTGCGAGGTAGGTTGTCTTCCCTTCCTCTAGCATTCTGGCGGCGTTATCTAGCTCTGCCCATTCAAGCGCGGCCAAACGAAAGCGTTCAGAGATTGGAACGTCATTCGGTATCATGTCTAATTCCTAACTTCGTTGCTAACTTTTCTGCTTCTGCCATCAAGTCTATTCCATGTTCCCTGTAGAAGCCCTGATGGCCCAATGCCTCTACACTTTCTCTAGGCCCCCACTGTATCTGGTGGTGTCGCGGGCAGAGGGGAACAACTCTATCGTGCCTTCTAGATACTCGACCCATGCGATCTGCGTATCCAGTGACATGATGCACTGTCGCCTGACTTCCACACACTAAGCATGGAAGCTGGGCAACACGCGCCATATGCTCACGCTCCTTTTTTGTTGGCGCTTTCACGGCGATTCCTAACTTCTTCCCACTGATTGTGGGATCGCTCAAGGGCCTCTTCGTATAGGCGCGTTGCCTCACCCATAACGTCTTGCAGGAAGTCCAACTGGAATACGATATTCTGTTCCAGAAGACGCTCCATATCCCTTGCTGACGGCGATGCCCCATCTCCATACATAGGCCAACTGAATGTTAATTTAGCCATCTGCCAATTCCTTCAGCGTGTAACGTGCAACACGGCGCTCTTCTCCGTGGCGATCCGTGACGTAGTTCCAAGACATATCAATCTTATGGCCTTCGTCGCGTAGGTCTTTGATGCGTGCAGCCAGGCGCATGATGCCAAGCTCCTTCATCGCCTCCAGTGGACCGATATGCGACTTCTTCAGCCAGCCAAGGACCAGTTCGTTCTGTGTCATGCCGCAAACTCCTCGTTAAGACGTTCAATTTCCTTCTCAACTTCCGTCAGAAACTCAGCGACCTTCGCTTCCAAGTCAGCGATAATCGCCTCATCCCGTTCAACGCGCACAATAAACAACTGTAGGTGGCTCGGCAGGCGCGGATCGAACGACACAAAGTCGCACCACTGGCGGTCCGTGCAGCGCATCTGCCACATCATCTGGTTGATATACTTGCTGGGAGCCTTCTTGGCCTTCAGCGTCTCAATGTGGGTGGTGGTATTGGGAACCTTTATTTCTATCAGTCCATCTTCTCCGACCAAACCATCAGGACTTGCGTGGGTATGCTTAAGGACTGGGTGAAGAGCAATTCCCATCTCATCGACGAACACGCCAGTAGCCTCTTCATATGCTTTTCTGGCCGCATCTTCATTGTCTATGCCAAACTGCATAGCTGCGTTCACATAACCTTCTGATGGAATTCCCGTTAGCCGCTCCGCGATAATTCGATTTTTAATATTGTCTCGAGATGCGCCCCAGCCGGATTTTGTAGTCGCCAGAGCCTCATTTAGCTGACTTGCTCCAAGAGAGCCGCACCGCGCCTTATACCAAGCTTCAGTGCGTTGAGTGATGTCATCGGTCATAATGCAATCCTTGTCCCTAAAGGAAGTGATAGCGCCGCATTGATCGGCCAACCACGGTCCTGAATGCGTTTAACTATTGGCCTGTATGGAAGAGCCTTCCGGCGACAGTATTCCTTTAAGGTTACTTTCTCTTCGCCGTCTGAAACGTAAATGCAGTTTCTGCGATTGCTGTTTTGCTCTTTTCTTGTTGACCATTTGCAGTTTTCTGGGCCGTATCCGGCATCATTATCAATTCTATCCAACATCATGCCCTCAGGGCGAGGGGTCATATCTGAATAGAAATTATCAAATGACTTCCATCGTTCGCATACTTTGATGCCGCGCCCGCCATAGTTGCGATAGGCTTTGTGATTTTTATTTGAGCATCTGGATTTCATGTCCGCCCAAACCCAATAGAGCTTCTTATCCATCCTCTTATCCCTTCTTCTTCTGCAATACGCCAATGACGTAGTTGTATTGCTCTTGGTTCATCTCGTTAAGGCCATTGACCTTGAGCTTCTTGCAGATCGCCACAACATCAGACTGCGTTTCGGCAATCAGGTCTTGCACCTTTTCAAGCTGGTCGCGTGAGATTTTGCCGTTGTCTTCCAATGGCTTAGAGGCATCAATTGCGTCATGCTCTACAATCTCAAGAGCAGCCATATAGAGATAGCGGCGCTGGTATGTCTCAACTGCGCCAAGGTTCTGGATCGGGTGTGTTCCCTTCAGATTGGCTTCTGCCATTGGGCTGGTGAATGTGATGCGCTCACCAGTATCGACATCGACCAGTTCAAGCGCCGCCATCTCCTGCGTGAATGACACGATAGGGCAAAGGCCATACGTCTCGAACACCTGAAGCGCAGGGATCAGGAAGTCGCCAAGCTCGAAGTATGAGTAGCCTGCGAAGCTGTTCTTGCCAGACTTCTTCAGCGACTTGGCGTGGAATGCTGCTCGTGCAGCGTTAAGTTTTGCGTAAACAGTCATCTTACTTTTTCCCTTTGATGCGCTTTAGGCGATCCTGTAGCTCCTCGGCCACATCAGGATGATGGTCCGCAATATCTACAAGCATGAGGATGAGGTAGCCGAGCTTGAACGAGCATTCGTTGCCATACGGCTCGTCAGTCTGGCTGTTAAGTATCGCTAGGATAGTTTCGTGGTTGGACATTTCTAAACTCCCTTCGTGTCTAACGCAGCCACAATACACGTTTCAAAACATGATGCAATACTAAAAAAATGCGTTGACGTATTATTTTTCAGGCCATAGTTAACGCGTGACACAAGGAGGAATAAATGCACACACGAGTAAGGGAACTACTGGGGATGGCCGCTTATTGGGGCATCACTCGGCGTGATATTGCCAGCCGGGCCGGTATCGCTGAGACGACATTCACCAAGTGGAAGACACGTTACCCTAGACTTTCAACTTTGGAAAAAGCAGAACAGGCTCTAGAAGATTTAATTCGTGAACGGGGACTGCTCAGTGAAAAAGTGGAAAGCTAAGAAGGCTTACTGCAAGGAAGGCCACAAGCACGACAGTCTGGCAGAAGCCAAGCGCTGTGATGAGCTACATGAGATGCAGGCGGTCGGGTATATTGATGACCTGATTGTCTGGCCTCAGTTCTGGTTCGTCATCAATGGCCGCCAGGTGAAGCATGATAATGGCCGCCGCGTGGGCTACAAAGCTGATTTTGGCTACGTCATGAATGGGCAGGAGATTGTGGAAGACGTTAAGGGTTCGAGTAAGGCGGTTGACAGCCGTGACTGGCCGATCCGTAAGTCAATCTTCCGTGCGCTGTTTCCAAACTACGAGCTGCGAGAAATAAGGCCGGGGAGGCGGAAGGGAGAAACGCCATCAACCCGGCCACGCCACCACCGCAGCGTGAGCGAATAATATAGAAAAAGGGAACTTTAGACAATGATTAGGATTAGACACTGCCGCAAAACTGAGGGCGAAGAACCAAAGCCCAAGATTGAGTGGCCGATTGCTAAGATTGAAGTAGCTCCACCACCACCGCCACGAGTAGCTCCTAAGCTGATTAGCGATAAGGGCAACGCGCTGATTGAACAGGTAATGGCTGAATATGATGTCACCAGAGAGCAGCTATTCAGTAGCTCACGCGCCAAGCCAATCATCACTGCGCGCCGTCATCTGATGGCCCTGATGCACGATAAGCTGAACTGGAACCCGCAGCGGATCGCCCACTTCATGGGTGTAGACCGCACGACAGTCAGCCATCACATTGGCCTGCGGAGAAGTTCGCTGGTGAAATATGGCTCTTTTAGAATGCCATAAGTTGTGTTATGCAAGCGGGCGAGGGTGGAGTTAGCAGCTCCAATCCCCCGCCGAATATCAGGCGATCCAAAGGAAAGGCAAATCGCATGACACGTAAGGTTCTTACAATTTCCGCTCCAAAAGAGCAAGGCGTTAAGGTTGATGAATACATCCCAAAACGCTGTGACACCTGCAGATTTTACGAACCTCCGAACTTAAAGCTGCTTGGCGAATGCCGCAGGAGATCGCCGTATTTTAATGATGGCTCAATAAGATTTTGGCCTAATGTAAAGCCTGATTTGTGGTGCGGAGAATATAAGCGCCTTCCAGTGAAGGTGTCGTGATGCACTATTTCCAATTCAACATTGGCGACTACGCCAGCCACACCCGTCATCTGTCTCCTATGGAGGATTTGGCATACCGGCGTTTGCTCGATTTATACTATCTCAAAGATGGTGAGGTGTATGGAGATGAGGCTGAAGTCGCTCGGCAAGTTGGCCTGCGTGAATACGTCCAAGAGGTAAAACAGGTCTTACAAGACTTCTTTTGCCTTGATGCTGATGACCGCTGGTCGCACGCACGCTGTGATGCAGAAATAGCGCATTTCCGCCAAAAATCAGAGAAAGCGTCCAACGCTGGTAAGGCATCCGCTCAACGTCGATCCAACAAACGTTCAACGGACGTTCAACCAACCAATAACCAAAAACCAATAACCAATAACCAAGAACCAGTATTATCCTCTAAAGAGGATATGTCATCTGACGATGACCGCGTGTCCGTCAAAGACATTGTGGAGGCTTGGAACGAACTTGCTGAGGCAAAGGGCTTGGCGAAGGTTGTGAAGGTCACTGACACCCGCAGGAAGCAGATACAGGCGCGGATAAAGGAATATGAACCTGATGATTGGTCCAAGGCGCTGACAGCGATTTACAAGTCTAAGTTTCTGTGCGGCGAAAACGATAGGGGCTGGAAGGCTGACTTTGACTTCCTGCTCCAGCCGAAGAGCTTTGTGAAATTAGTAGAGGGAGCATACGACAGATGAGCGAGAAAAAGATTGGCTTCCAGAAGGAAGAGCTTGTGGGCCTCACTGGCTGCCCAACTCAGATTGACGAATACGTCGAATGGTTAAACCAACGCTTCACGTTCGCAAAGGCTCGTGTCCTGCGTGATGCCAGGGGGATTAAGTTCCTCGACATCGAGTATGGCAAGTAATGCCAAGGAACAACGGGCGCTGCCCACCATTTGAGTTTGTGGACATAATCTTCCGTAATGGCGAGATACGCAGGGCGGTGGACCCGCAGAAATGGCGCTGGAAACCAATGGACTTTGAACACGAATGGGAGATTATGCGCTGGCAGCGTAGCATTGAAGGCGAAAAAAATAAGAAATAGGTATTGACCAATGCGTTTTAGACGCTAAAGTGGCCTTCATAGACACGAAGAGGAGTTAGACATGGAAGACAAGCAAGTTTCACTGAATGGAATTATCAAGTTCATTGAGGATGACATCGCCGACATCCGTTACGCCTTTGACAAAAAGAAGGAGTGGCTGTTTGCAGCAGATGTGATGGAAGAGATGCTCAACGCGCTTAAACAGCACGTTTCTATGGGAGAATAGACATGACACTCAAGGAAGCTATCGTTTGTTTCGCCTGCAGCGCATTTATCGGCGCTTGCGTAGTTATCGCTCTGACGAAGGAGTTGGCGCTGTGAAGAGCTACCGCGACTATCTCGCCATCAAGGGCTTAAAGCCGATCGTCATTGAGCGCACCGCAAAGCAGAGGGGTGACAAGGTTCTCGTAGCAAGCTGCAAGCCAGTGGTGGTTGTGAAATGACTGAGATCACACAGGCTGACCGGGATGCCGTTAATAACCTTTTTGGAAAACAGGGCTTGTTAATCACAGGAAACGCTGTTCCCGCATTGGCAGAAGCCTTCGCCCGTCACCGCATGGAAGAGCGCGCTGCGATTGTTGCGTGGTTTCGCAGGACAGCCGATGCAATCAGGAAGGATGCAGATGCTGGCCTTTGGGATGATTTTACAGAAAGCGAAGTGCGAGAGGCAATTGAAGACGAGATTACTAACGCTAACATGATTGAGGCTGGAGATCATTTAAAATGAAAAACGCCATCATGATACGCATGACGAAGCCGATCAGCATCGCAAAGCTGCCGGACAAGTCAGAGAGCGACACCTACTACCGCAAGCTAATGGAGCAGAGCGCAAAGGCAGAGTGTCAAGCGATACTTGACAGCAAGAAGGTCTACGGACCCATGACAGAGGACCAGCAGATCGACGCAATCGCCTGGGCCTACGACATCAAACTATCACGCATCTAAAAGGGAGAATGAACATGAAGAAGGTTATTATCGCAGCAGCGCTCGCGCTTTCAGCTACGCCAGCAATTGCGCAGGGCTTTACATACTATCTGGTTGAGCAGTGGGTATCTAACGGTAACCGCTTCTGCCGCTACAGCAACGGAGCCGTCATCGCGGCTGGCTACTCAATCTGCCCACTAAGCATTCGTGGCCTGTGACCGTGAAGGGAAAAATCATGCAACAGGTATTTGATATTGCAATGGCCGTTCTCGCCATTGGTGTTTTGTCAGCGGCTGTAGCGTTTTGCGCACGAGTTGGCTGGGAGTTTGGTGGACGGCTCTAATGGATGCGAAGACCAAGAACGACAAGTTCGTAGACTATCGAAAGAGGATGCTCCCAGAACAACTAGACCGCGCCAGAAGGAGATACATCGGATTAGTCCGAGAGGCTCGTCGTCTAGATATGAAATGGGTGCTGACAAACAAGGAGCTATACAGCGATGAGTATGACTGAGACATTAACCGTCGAACTAGACATGGAAGTGGCAGACCAGATCGTCGTATCGTGGCTCAAGGATAACATGAAGCTGATTGAGGGCGTTTACTACGGCGACAACAGTGGATGCCACGAAGACGATCAAGACTATCAGGCTATGAAACGTATTCTAGAATACATGACGGAGCCTGGTAATGACTGACGATGACAAGGCGCTGGTGGAGCGGCTGCGGGATGTTTATCGCGTGAAGGTTCCAAATTACATCGACGATGCAGCAGACCGCATCGAAGCCCTAAGCGCAGAGAACGAGCGGCTGCGGAATGGGTTAGATGCAGCACTGAATGCGATTGAATTTGTGCGAGTGCGTGATGGCTTAATGCAAGATGAAAATGATTTGTGCAACATCGCCCGCGCAGCCTTGGGAGAAACGAAATGACGGATATCGAGCGCAAGGCGCTGGTGGAGGCGGTAAAAGACATTCTCAACGAGGATAGCCTGCATAACGCAGAAGAGTTTTCAGAAGCTATCCGCGCCGCACTCGCCAATCGTGGGCTAGAGATCAAGGAGAAGAAAGATGATTGAACTAGCGCTAATTCTAGGAGGTTTCTTCGGAGGCTTCATCATAGGTTATATCGTTTGTGCTATATACCTTGGTGAAAAGATTGAGGAGCTTCAGGATGAAATTACACTCTACACAGACCGAGACGAGCGTGGACGCTTCAAAGGTTCGATGGGTAGGATCAAGCGAAATTAAGCATCATGTCAACTGCGCTGTAACCCGCTGGGGCGATATTCGTTCTTGGTGTGATTGCGGCGCAGTGTTGACAAACTACCGCGCTAATACGAAATAGGCTGCATGGAACAGCCAGTAAAAGAAACTGAGAATAAGTTTGGGAACCTTCCTGGGCCTGGTCCCGGCAGACCTAAGGGCGTGCCTAACAAGACTACGCAATTAGCTAAAAACGTCATCTCTATGGCAGCAGAGAGACTTGGCGGAACAGAGCGTATGGTCGAGTGGGCAAAGGAAAGCCCTGCAAATGAGCGCGCTTTCTGGACGGTTATCTATCCGAAAGTTCTGCCGCTACAGATTAACGCGGACATTGAAGCTAACATCGCGGTAAGGGGCGCGCTTGTGTGGAAGACACCGAGCTAAAAACAATTGAAAGCCCGTATGAGCCGCGAAAGCAGTTCATGCCTCTCCATCTGCGTGAGACGCGATGGGGTATTGTCGTTGCACATCGCCGCGCTGGGAAGACAGTCGCCTGCGTCAACGACCTAATCAAAGAGGCTGCGTGCTGCATTAAGCCAAACCCACGCTTCGCTTACATCGCGCCACAGCTTAACCAAGCCAAAGACATCGCCTGGCAGTATCTGCTCGAATACACCGAATGCTTTGGTGATGAGCGCAAGGTAAACGCCTCAGAGCTTTGGATTGAGCTTCCGAACAATAACGCTCGTATCCGCATTTACGGTGCTGACAACCCAGATCGCCTGCGTGGTATCTATCTCGACGGCTGCGTGATGGACGAGTTTGGGGACATGAACCCGACTGTCTGGACGCAAGTTATCCGCCCTGCGCTATCAGACCGCAAAGGCTGGGCCATCTTCATCGGCACGCCCAAGGGTAAGAACGTGTTCTACGACCTCTGGCAGAACGCAGAGACTGACGAAGACTGGTCGCGCCTGATGCTGAAGGCTTCTGAGACTGGTCTGCTGGACAACAAGGAACTCAATGACGCTCGCCGCATGATGAGCGAAGACGAGTTTAACCAAGAATACGAGTGCAGCTTCGACGCAGCCATTCGGGGCGCATATTACGGCAAAGAGTTTTCAGATGCAGACGCAGAAGCACGAATTACATCTGTTCCTTATGACCCATCTCTACCAGTCCACACTGCTTGGGACTTGGGTATGTCCGACAGCACCGTCATCTGGTTCGTCCAAGCGCATGGCGGAGAAACCCGCTGGATTGATTGTCTCAAGGGTGAAGGTGTTGGCTTAGACTGGTATGTGAAGCAGCTACAGGACAAGCCTTACGTCTGGGGCAACCACTATCTCCCGCATGACGTTCGTGTCCGTGAGCTTGGAACAGGCAAGAGCCGCTTAGAGGTTCTACAGGAGCTTGGCCTGCGTAACATTGAGATTGCACCACGCATGGATGTCATCGATGGCATTCAGGCTCTCAGGATGCTTCTGCCGCGCTCTTGGTTCGACAAAGACAACTGCAAGACTGGCATTGAGGCGCTGAGAATGTATCGACGCATCTACGACGATAAGCGCCAAGAGTTTCAGTCTCACCCGTATCACGACTGGTGTTTTACTGGAGACACTCAAGTCTTGACGCGTAACGGAATGTATCAGATAAGCAACCTACCAGAAACAGGTGAGGTTCTTACGCGATGCGGCTGGAAGCGATACGAAAACCCGAGGGTGACGAGGCGCAATGCAAATCTTGTGGAGGTGCTGTTCACAGACGGCCTTTCGGTGAGATGCACGCCGGATCATATGTTCATGACGGAAAACGGGTGGAAATACGCAGAACACCTAGAGATGGGTTCCAAAATCCAGTCGTCCTTGACGCTCTCACGCAGTATTTCGATGGCAGTCTCTACCGCTTATACCCAAGCGACAGGTATTTTGCTAAAGGGGGCAAGCGCCTTCACAGGGCTGTTTGGCAAGATGCCTTTGGTCCAATCCCGCATGGCTGTCATATCCACCACAGGGACGCAAATCCTGCGAACAACGCACTTGAGAACCTTGAGTGCATTGACGCAGACGAGCATCTCAAAATCCCACGTTCAGATGGACTGGAAAAGCGCGGAGGAAAGCACTTCTCTGACAGCGCAAGACAAGCCGCTGCAAACTGGCATCGCTCAGAAGAGGGGAGGTTGTGGCACAAGCGCCATGCTGAACGCAGTCAGAGTTGGAAAAAGTGGCGGCGTGAGCCAAGAAATTGTCAGCATTGTGGCCAAGAGTTTCAAGCGCTTATTCGAGAAAATGGTAAGCAGCAGCAAAAATTCTGCCATGCGAACTGCAAGGCCTCTCACTATCGCCAGCGTAAGACGCTTAGAGGCGACTGAGGACGTTTGGTGCATAACTGTTCCCGGGGTTGAGGAGTTTTCTCTCAGCAATGGGGCAGTTGTCCATAACTGCTCACACTACGCAGACGCTGCAAGATACTTTGCCATAGCGCATCGCGAACAAATGGGTTATACGCCTATAAAGCGCAATATCCGTGGAATTGTCTAATGAAGTCTCCTGCTTGGCAACGCAAAGAGGGAAAATCGCCTTCTGGTGGGCTAAACGCCAAAGGTCGTGCGTCTGCCAAAGCGCAGGGAATGAACCTGAAAGCGCCTGTTAAATCCGGCGATAATCCACGGAGGGCATCATTCTTAGCACGCATGGGCAATATGCCTGGTCCAGAACGCGATGAGAAGGGAAGACCAACCCGCCTCCTCTTATCGCTGCAAGCGTGGGGTGCGTCATCAAAAGCAGACGCGAAATCCAAAGCCAAAGCCATTTCCGCTAGAAACAAAGGAAAGTCCAAATGAAGATGGGTTTGTATGCGAATATTGCTGCCAAGAAGGCACGGATCAAGGCTGGCTCTGGCGAAAAGATGCGCAAGCCGGGAACAAAAGGTGCGCCTACTGCCGCTGCATTTAAGGCTGCCGCCAAGACTGCTAAGGGCAAAAAGAAGTGAAGGGCGTAAAGCACTACCTGCCTAACGGCACCGAGTGGAAAGGCCCCACGCATAAAATGGGGACATCTCTGTTCACTGGCAAAGAGCATGGTAAGACTTCTAAGAAACTCATGCACTTCAAAGACATCAAGGGTAAAAAGAAATGAAGAAGCTCGACGCTGCTGCAAAGAAGATTGCTAAGGTCCTCGGTGAATACAAGCGCGGAGAGCTTCACGCTGGCATCAACCCCAAGGGGCCAAAGAAGGCTCCGATGGCTAAGTCACGCAAGCAAGCTATCGCTATTGCGCTGTCTGAAGCCGGTAAATCGAAAAAGAAGTAAGGCGGAACTATGGCCTATCGTAAGAACGCAAAGCCTTCCAACGAGGAAGTTATGGACGCAATGCCGCTTGATGACGGCATGGAGATCGACGTTGAGGCTGCGACTGACGAAGGCGAAGCTATGACCGACGAAGAGCTTCAGAACATCGTCGCTGGCGAGATTGATGACGCTCAAGCCTATATTGATGACGTTATCTCTCCAGAGCGCGCTGAAGCTGGGCAGTATTACAAGGGTGAGCCTTTCGGAAACGAAGAGGAAGGCCGCTCTCAAGTCGTGTCGATGGATGTCCGTGATACGGTGCAGGCTATCATGCCGAGCATTATGCGGGTGTTCTTTGGCTCTTCAAACGTAGTTGAATATGCTCCGAACCGCGCTGAAGACATTCAGGTTGCCGAGCAAGCCACTGACTATGTCAACTACTGTTTGACACGCGACAACAACCTTTTCATCCATAGCTATGCAATGTTTAAGGATGCTCTCATCCGCAAGAACGGCTTCGGCAAGGTCTGGTGGGACGAGAAGGAAGACGTAAAGACCTACGAGATTGAGGGCATCGACGAGAACGCTTACATGGTTCTCATGTCCGACCCAGAAGTTGAGCTTCGTGAGGTTGAAGTCGAATACTCTGAAACTGAGATGATGACCCCTGAAGGCATCGCTACAGTTGTCCAGATGCCGACCTACAGCGCAACAGTTGTTCGCAAGGAGAAAGAAGGCCGCCTTAACGTTGCTGCGCTGCCTCCTGAAGAGCTTCTGATTGACCGCCGCGCTAAGTCCATCAACGACTTTGAGTTTATCGGACATCGTCGTTACATGACTGTCTCTGAGCTTGTGGCTATGGGCTATGAGCAGGACGAAGTTGAAAACCTTGGCTACGAGACGCAGGACGACTTCGAAGGCAACCAAGAGACTTTTGACCGCAACCCGCAGGCAACCATCCTTGGCGCTGGCCGGACTGACGTATCAGCTAAGAAGGTTCTCTACATTGAAGGCTATCTCTACGTTGACATGGACGGAGACGGCATTGCGGAGCTTCGTAAGGTCTGCGTTGGTGGTTCTGCTTATAAGGTTCTGCACCAAGAAGCTGTAGACGACCATCCGTTCTTTGATTTCTGCCCAGACCCAGAGCCTCACACGTTCTTCGGTATGTCTGTTGCAGACGTTGTGATGGACATTCAGCGCATCAAGTCGTCAATCATGCGCAACACGCTGGATAGCTTGGCTCAGTCCATCTATCCCCGTATGGGTGTGGTTGAAGGCCAGGCTTCGATTGAAGACGTTCTGAACACCGAAGTTGGCGGCATCATCCGCATGAAGCAGCAAGGCGCTGTGCAGCCGTTCGTAACGCCGAACGTGTCTCAGGCAGCTTTCCCCATGCTGCAATACATGGATGAGGTTAAGGAGAGCCGCACAGGCATCACCAAGGCATCTGCTGGCCTTGACCCGTCTGCACTGGCTTCTGGCACTGCAACGGCTGTAAACGCCGCTGTAACGGCCTCTCAGCAGCACATCGAGCTTATCTGCCGCATCTTTGCCGAGACTGGCTTTAAGACGCTGATGGCTAAGGCTCTTAAGTTGTTGGTAAAGAACCAAGACAAGCCCCGTATCGTTCGTCTGCGCAACCAGTTCGTTCCCATTGACCCGCGTGTCTGGGACGCAAACATGGACGTTGTGGTGAATGTGGCGCTTGGCACTGGCTCCGACCAGCAGAAGATGGCCTTCCTGAACGTCATCGCTCAGAAGCAAGAGATGCTGTTGCAGCAACTTGGCCCAATGAACAACCCGCTGGTGTCTCTGAACGGCTACTACAACACGCTTGAGCAGATGCTATCTGTTGCAGGCTTCAAAGACGTTACGCAGTTCTTCACCGACCCGCAGAACTTCCAGCCGCCCGCTCCGACACCGCCTCCGCCCAGCCCAGAGCAAATCTTGGCACAGGTTCAGGCGCAGAGCATCCAGGCTGACATCCAGAAGAAGGCCGCAGAGCTTGAGCTTCAGCGTGAAGAGATGCTGCTGAAGGATGACCGGGAGCGCGACAAGATTGACGCAGATGTCATGATTAAGGCTGCTGAGATTGAGGCTAAGTATGGCACGGCTGTAAACACGGCTAACATCGAAGCCCTGATGCAGCGTGACCGCGAACTTCTCCGTCAGCAAGGCAATGTCCAGAAAGCTATGGTTGCCGCACAGCAGCAAGCCCAAGCCGCACAGGAACAGCAGCTTGTTGACCAGTTAGCACAAGAGCAGATGGCTCAGATTGCAGCCCAAGAACAGGGGATGATGTAATGGCCTCACCTATCCGCCGCAATTTACAAGACCTTGAGCAGTTAGGCAACATTGGCGGTCTACTGACGCCGCGTGAGGACTACATCCCTAATATCCAGAGCGTGTATGGAGACATCGTCCAGAACGCGCCTGATTATCAGTATTTCACGGCTCCACTGTCTAACCAAGGTCGCACAACTGCATCCTATGGCACAGGAAACAATCTTGTTGTTGCTCCTGATACGCCCGTCCGCCTTGTCAACAATGCAACTGGCGAAGTAGTTTACTCTGGTATTGGCTACGAAGGCGCTCAAGGGGCGATTGACGCAGCAAACGCGCTGTCATCGTCTGCTGGCAAAAAGGCCAACTGGGACATTCAGGTTGCAGGCCCAACTATGCAGGGCTTCCAGAGCGTTTCTACAGATCGTCCTGACGTAAGCGGCCTTGGTATTGTAGCTGATATTGGCCTTCCCATCCTCGGCTCTGTTTTGGCTGGTCCGCTTGGTGCTGCCGCAGGCTCCGCCGCGTCTGGAGCCGCACAGGGGCGTAGTATCGGCGATATTGCAAAGGGTGCATTGATCTCTGGTGTTGGCTCATATCTTGGTGGGCAGCTATTTCAGGGCGCTCCTGCTGGTGCAACGGATGCAGCCATCTCTGCAAACGTAAACAACGCTATTAACGCTGCATATCAAGCCGCCCAATCTGGTGCAGCATCTGCACTTGGTGGAATTTACGGCTCTGCTGCTGGCGGTTTAGCTGGAGGTGCTGGCTCTCTTGCTGGTAGCGCTCTTTCATCATTGCCAAGCAATTTGGCCGCAATTGACGCTGCTGCGCAATCTGCATTATCTAGTGCTGGCCTTGGCGGTGGAGTTACTGGAGGATTAGTTACAGATGCATTTGGTAACGTTATTGACGAGACTGGTGCTATTGTAGCCTCTGCAGGAGGTGGGGCTGGAACGTCTCTGCTTCCGGCTGCTGCTGGTGCAACTGCGCTTGGTGGCGCCGCGGCGCTAACTGGCGGTGGTGGCGCTTCATCTGCCTCAACCGCAAATCAGGCAACTAGTCAGACTGGTGAAAACTTATCTACAGACCAATTCGGTAACGTAGTAGACGAAACGGGAACTATTATTGCAACTGGTGGCGGTGGAGCGGGAGGCACTACTGGTATCCTTGGGGGGACTGCCGCACTTGGCGGTGGCGCTGCACTGGCGACAGGTGGCGGTGCGACTGACGCTACAATTAGCGAGAATGTGCAAAACGCATTAGATACTGCAACTACGAATGCCCAAACTGGCGCTGCAAATGATTTGGCGGCTGCAGGATATAACGGTATGGGTGCTGGTGCGTTTGTTGCACCAGGCGCTGGGGCTGCCGTTACGGGTGGCGTTTTGGGAACAGGTCTTAGCTTAAGCCAGCTTGCAGCGCTCGGTGGACTTGGTGCATCTGCTCTTGGAAGTCTATTCGGAGGAGGTTCTGGTGGTGGTGCTGGTGCGGGAACTCCATATGTTTCCGCTCTAGGCGCTATGCCTAACTTTGCACCACGCACGTTGGTTAATCCTAATATCACGGATTATGAGCGTTATGGCTTTGGCCCAGAAGCTTTGTTCTTTTCTGGTGGGCAGGCGATTAACACTTACACTCCGCCAGCAGCTACAACTCCTGCACCCACATCTGCACAGGGTGTATTGAATGCAGCGGCAGGCGCTGGGGCCACTCCAGCAACATCTGGAGCTTTGCAGCCAATTAGCGCAACTCCGACAACAACGCAGCCCGCAATGGGTGTTGGTCCATTCCCAACATCGCAAGTAGGTGGCGGCGTTCTCTCAACGCCTGAAAACACAGGAATGACGCAGGAGCGCCTTGACCAGCTTCAGGACCGCTTTGAGAATATGCGTTCAGGCGAGTTTTTCAATTACTTCAAGTCCGTCAATGACGTTCTTGGTAACTACGCTGCAAAGGGATACATTACACCTGAGCAGGGTAAGGAAATTCAAGGGCGATTAGAGGCTGCTGCATCTGCACCTGGCGCGACACTGGCATCACTTCAGGCAGCGGTTCCAATGCCGCAAATCTCTGACTTCTTGAAGCCAACTGGCACGCAGCGCCCTGTGGCCCCAGCGCCTGCGCCTATGCAGCCAATAACATACACGCCTCCTGCACAGCCGATTACAAATCCAAGCGCCTTCGTTAATGATTTATACAAGCAGTTGGGCGCTCAAGTCTCTCAGGGGCTTTTAAATGTTGACCAAGCACGCAACATCCAAAGCCAGCTTCGTCAAAGCCTTTTGTCGCAAACGCCTGACATTCAGCAAATGCAGAACATTTACAACACTGCAATTCAGCAATATCGGCCTCTCATCTAATGGACACTCAAAAAATCATTGATGATGCGGCTCACGCAAAGCGCCTCTTAGAAGACCACATTCTTCTGGAGGCTTTTGCACAAGTAGAGGCTGACATTTACAACGAGTGGCGCACCACCGCTATTGGTGACGACCAGCACCGCTCGGACCTGTTTCACACGCTTAAAGGACTTGAGCGTTTGAAAGCACGCCTACAGGCAACCCTTGATGCAGGAGTGCTTGCCTCAAGGAATTAACATTTATGAAAAAAGGTGATATATGACGGAACAAGTCGGCAACCCCGATCTCGGGATCGGCCTCCACGAAGCAACCTTAGCCATCAGCAAACTGCTAGGCCCTGAAGAGGACAACCAAGGCGAAGCTGAGGCGCTAGACCCAGAAATGGGTGAGGCGGAAGCGGAATACGAAGACGAACCTGAAACCTCAGAAGAGGAAGATGGCGAAGGCGAGTATGACGAAGAAGCCGAACTGGATGAAGAAGATGGCGAGGAAGAAGCTACCTCGCAGGAACTTCCTGATGATGTGACTGTCAAGGTAAAAGTTGATGGTCAAGAAGTGGAAGTCACCCTGGCAGAGCTTCGGAATGGTTATAGTCGGACTTCAGATTACACACGGAAGGCGCAAGCTCTCGCTGAAGAACGTAAAGCGTTTCAGTCGGAAGCGGAAACCATCCGTCAAGAACGCGCTCAATACGCTGAACTTCTGCCTTTGCTCCAGCAGCAACTGATGCAGGCGGCCAGTGCAGAGCCTGACTGGGACACTCTTTATAACGAAGACCCCATTGAGGCGGCGCGGTTAGAACGGCAGTGGCGTAAATCCCGTGAAGAGCAAACGTATCGCTTGCAGGCCATTCAG